CAATAAACGCTCACGGGTGCCCGTCCCTATCAATAAAACTTATCCAAGAATTCTAAGTACACAGAACCAGACAAGGCCTTAATGCCTCGTATCTGTTCTTCAGCAAACAAAACATCTTCATTCGTAACTCCATACCTCACTGAAAGATAATGCATATAAGCACGTCGGTCATCCCGATTCTGCCAAATACGTGCTTTATCCGAGTATTGATTATATTCACTAGCCTTACCAGGTCGTCCCAATTGTTTCATCTTGGTGCCAAGGGCCTCCCATATAGGAAGGCCTCTACCCCAAGCTAACAAACAATCCCCTTTGCTGTAAACCAATTCTTGACGCATAACTTCCTTATATTTACTGTCGTACAATTTGGTCGTGAAAGGTAATGACTGGAAAACCCTAGCAGGAATCCGTGTCATCCTTAGACGCCCGGATTCGGTCCAGAAGAAATGATTCGATAGAAAATCCAAATCTTCGATCGGCCCCCACAATATCTTCTTACATATCTGTGCCAATCCATGACAATGTCTGTGCTTATTCATAGTAAACACCTGAGACACGGCCAAATCAAAATACTCTTTCTTGTTCGGATTCAACCCAAACAAAACATCATCTCCTTTAACCATCAAGAAGTAATCATGAACACCACACTTATCAAAAGTATATTTCCAATAAGCCGACATGAGCATAGTGTTACCAAATGTTGTCCATCCATCTCCAGACGCTCGACCTTGTGCGCTATATTTAAAATCACCATTAGCCATACTGACATCAAGTGTTAAAGATTGTTCTATAGCACGCAAAAATTCTTCAATTGTAAGAGGTTCATTCCATGTTACATTAGGGTGCTTTGCAGCAGCCCGCAACAATTCGTTCAACAAAGAATTATGAACTTTCAATTGAGACATGTCGAAACCACTGCCATCGGCTGCTCCGAACAACATATTGGGCAAGTTGTCAATACTATTTTCTATAGCCTGGCAAATCTCAGGCCAATTCTTTCTACCACAATAGTATTTTAAATGACGGTGTGCAACTCCCTCCAAGAGATTGATGAATGCATTTGCAGCGACTTTCTTCTGATCAGAAGGCCCGCAAATCTGACGTTCTTTAATGTCATTCAATTCAGTCTCTTTTTGATCATATGGCACTTGCGTGAATCCGAGTTCAACTTTGGTGAAGGCATCATATTTATATTTCCTATTATCGTAATTCTCATATCTATAACCTTTGCGTAGATTTTCACGATAAGGTATACTATAACGCCCTTCATTTAGCCACTCCTCCATATCAACCGTCAACACTTCTTGATCTAAACAGGATATAAATTCAGGTATGAAAACTTTCCTAAACCATTTTTCAAATTTCACAAACTCATTCGGATCAACATCCACTTGATTAGAACATGCCCGCAAAGCAGAAGCAACCACGGTCCGTGGGCAGTGGTGCTTAACAGTGGGCAATCGTGTGTTCTCATGTAAAAACACAGGGAAAAGCTGCTCTGCAGCAACTTTATCATTACAGTCACAAGGAACTTTAGTCAAATCTCCTGCATATATGCCTCTATTTTTAATCCGCGCTTTATAAATACCCGCATTTAAAACGGGATCTAATCGGCTCGAAATAGTGACACATGAGCTTGGAAGACAGACGAAGGCGTCCTTTACCTTCAGCGTGCCTTCCGTTACGAGGGCACTTAGAGCATCCTAATTTGACTTCTTAGCTACAGTACGCCTCAACTGTATTGAGGTGCTGTTTGCCATTGCTTCTACTGCTCTAAGTTGTGCTTGTGCTCGCATGGTGGTGGCAATTATAACAGCCTCCTGGCTGTAAACCGAATTTGATGCCAATTTGACATCAGCATAGCCGCCATCATTATATACTTCCTTAGATAATTGTGATGCCGTAAACAATAAAGAATCATCAGTATTTTTCATACCTATCTTTTCATACGCTTTCATCACCAATTCCAAAGGAGCCTTATACAAATTCTTTGACGCTAAACAAGTATGTAAGTTAGCAATACCAGTCAAATTTTTGAATAAGGGCCAAGCACCTTTATCATATAACTCCAACGTAACGTAGGTAGTGCCTTCCTCAAATGATGTGTGAAACACTTCATTTTTTGACTTGCACTGCTTGATTATTTCATCCCATTTTGTGACTTGTGTTATAACATGTTCAACACGTTTGTGAAAATCCATGGTCAAATCCCCTTCCGCAGCCATCTTCTTACCATAATATTCTCGAATCAATGAAACAGTATTCTTCTGCAGGTTTACGAATGGCGTTTCCAACTTGGGTACACTGATCACAGCAGGCATCAACAGATTATCTAATACAGGCATAACTATAGCTCCATTGCCTGATCCATATTTAGGTCCATTAAGAGGCAATGATTCAGATTCTGTTGACTCTGCACAAGAGACTGTAGGTGAGCTTTCTTCTTCAACGTAGTATAATTTGTCAAAAACGGGGACATCTGCCATGATGCCGTCCTCCGATTCTAACTCATCTGCATTTATAGCATAAACCTTACATAATTTATACGGTATATCTCCATTGACAAAAGTTTCAAGCGTATTGAACACAACAGTGCAAAGTGTTTTCGTCCCAAAAGCCTTAGAGGCATCATAACGCACTTGCCATGAATTCAACCCACCTGTTTTAACTATACCATGTCTATAAGGTGCTATATTCCCTTTTACTGTTGAAGTGACAATATTCCCTGATATACTATAAGAGCTCTCTTTATCAGCGGCATACCCAGTTTTCCCATGTTGTAACAATGCCGCTTCATAATCATTAAATACGACATATCCAACATCATTATATTGCAAGCTCCTACGGATGACCTCCCCGAAGACGTCAACATCCATGTCTAGATTCCCACTTTGGTTCTGCTTACCTGGTATAGTGGGATAACATGAATCTATTGACTTCGTACGGGTATAGTCATCTGTCTTACATTCAGCACACCTGCTGACATCAAGTTCAAGCTGGCAATAACAATTACAATTGTTAGATATAGTGGCAACTCTGTCTCTATTGTCTCGTTCACGAATAATATCTCTAGCAGATAAACACGGAGCAACTCCATGCACACGTTTGCACAAGGGAGTACTATCCTGTTCAGTCCAAGTGTTAAGTCTGCTGAGACTCGAACCAATATCCAACAGCTTTGCTTTAGGCTCATACTTATAACATACAAGAGCATCAAAGAAATATCTTGCAGTTGCTCCTACAGGGTGTGGATGATTTTCGTATGAGAGCAGTCGTAATTTTGGTCTATCTGTCTCTGTTTGTGTGCAAAGATAATGGAAATGTCTTCGCATGGCTTCTGTGCCTTCTGGGCCAAAAATGTATTTACTCCTGAAGCCTGTAATCGTACCTTTATTAATTTGGAGGGGGATTGGGGAGTGTTCTGTTTTATCTCCTGTTCCAAGATCTTGTCGAACTCCTCCCAAGGGTCTGTTTTGTTTTTGAACATAAGTAAAATTTTGTTGTTGTTGCATAATATAGAATTTG